CGTACATTTTACCCAAGAGACAGCAGATCGTTATGTAAACAAAACTGTAACGGAGCAACAAAATGTCACACTTTAGTACTATCAAAACCCAATTAAAGGATAAGGATATATTATTGGAGGCATTAAACCTTCTTCAGTATAATGTTAAAGAGAAGCAGGATCTGGTTATTGAGAATCCATCTCATGCAGAAGAACACCCTGTTATGAATGCTTGCATTGCAGTAGCACCTGATATTGGGTTTTGTTGGAATGAGCAGACACAGAGTTATGATCTCTATTCTGATGAGCAGACATGGAGTTTACCTACACCACCTAATAGGTTTGTAGATAAGGTAACACAACAGTATGCTAGGATGACTATTCATAATACTATGGAGAAAGAAGGTTGGCAGGTATCAGAAGAATGGGAGATGGATGATAATAGTATAGAGTTAACACTTACACGTTGGACATGAATTCAGCACCAAATTACATACCTGATGATGATTGGTTTGATAATCCTTTAGATAGTATGCCCATTGCTACAGATAATGAGGTAATTGATACCTCACCTTCCGAATATCAACCTCCTGGGGTTGATGAAGAACCACCACATATTACTATACATGAGAAAATGTATCGTTTAGCTATTGAAAAACATAATCCGTTAGGATCAGAAGGATTTCAAGGTGGATCGGAGGAAATTCATATATAAAAATAGTTGGGAATTGATTATGAAAAAGTGGATTGGAATTAGTTTAGGAACTTTAATCGGCATATCACATGTCGGAATGATTGGGATGATTGCCAGAAAGGAGTCATTTCCAAAATTAAATTTACCTATTGGAGAATATACTTCTTATAGTGTAGTAGCAAATAAAGAAGGATATAGTATAAATTATAGAGCACATGATCCTAGAGTATTAGTAAAATCTCAACACGTTGATAGACCTGCAGGATTCTTGGGGTTAGGTAAAAAGAGAGCATCCGAACACGAACAATATTATGTTAATCCAATGGCATCAAATTCTGATGGGTTAAGTCCAAAGGATGTTGCTTGTATTAAGAAAGTTGGTAGTGGAGAAGGAACAGGTAGATTAGTAGGTGGTGGTCTTGGTACTGCTGCTGTTACTCAAACTGGTATGGCATCTATTCCTGTAATTGGTTGGGTACTTGCTGGTGCTACTACTATGATGGGTATGGATCAAGGTGCAGAAATTGGGGGACAAATGGCCAAAGATCTTGCCAAGGAATGTAAAGATAAAGAAGACCTTAAATGATTAAATATTTGTGCGGATAGGGATATGTCTTTATTATGGTATTGAATTAAAGGGATTTTATGTACATTGTTTACGAAGAACACATCGAACAATTGGAAGAAGAGAATGAAGATCTGAAGCAAGAGATTGTCATTCTTCGTCAAAGATTAAAGTATTTTAGAGCAATAGAAGATAAAGAAGACCTAAATAATTAACGTATCGATAATTTTATTAACATGGGACCAGCACAAATTGCTGCTTTAGAGAACTGCGGTATTCAGGTCGAAGATGCCGATGGAGATATAAAGTTCCGTGAATTTGAATTTATTGATATCATTAAACCAGAACCTATGACGGTTCCAAAAACGCAAAACAAGTGGGAAGATCCGTTAGCAGAAGCTACACGTCTTCCAAATTATAATAAAGTAGGAAATATAATTGACTGCTATTTGGCTTGGAGGGGAACGAATTACATGATAAAAATGTTTTTCCCTTCAGTCAAAAAACCCTCACGCAGAGAAGTTCAGGATCAAGTGATAAAAGTGTATCCTGGCGCAAAACTCTGGAATTACCAAGTATCTAAATATGAACCAGGAGCACCTCTCCTCCAAGTCGGAGGACAAAAAAACTAAAGAATTAGAGAATAAAGTAGATAGATTAGAAAAAACTTTAGAACTAGTTAAAAAAACAATAGATCATGATAATGCAATGAAAGGACTAACACCAAAAGAACCACTAAGATTTGGAAACTATGTGATGACTTAATTATGGCAAAACTTGATGAAATTTATCTCGGTAATCCGAATCTAAAAAAAGCCAATGTTCCAGTTGAGTTTACTCAAGAACAGATCCTTGAATTTATGGCTTGTAAACATGATCCAGTTTACTTTGCACAACAGCATGTTAAAATCGTAACTCTTGATGAAGGACTCCAACCTTTCAAACCTTACGATTTTCAAGAAGGTTTAATTAGAAATTTCCACGATCATAGATTTAACATTTGCAAGATGCCCAGACAGACGGGTAAATCTACAACTGTTATATCATACCTATTGCATTATTTGCTTTTTAATGATAGTGTTAATATTGGTATACTTGCAAACAAGGCAGCAACTGCACGGGAACTATTAGGTCGTTTACAGACTGCCTATGAGAATGTTCCTAAATGGATGCAGCAAGGTGTCTTGTCTTGGAATAGAGGTTCACTGGAGTTAGAAAATGGTTCCAAAATCTTGGCTGCTTCGACTAGTGCCTCAGCTGTTCGAGGAATGTCATTCAATATATTGTTCTTGGATGAGTTTGCATTCGTTCCAAATCATATTGCTGATTCGTTTTTTGCCTCTGTTTATCCTACTATTACTTCTGGTAGGTCTACTAAGGTTATTATTGTCTCAACGCCGCACGGAATGAATCACTTCTACCGTATGTGGCATGATGCGGAGAAGAGGAAAAGTGAATATGTACCTACTGATGTTCATTGGTCACAGGTTCCAGGAAGAGATGACTTGTGGAGAGAACAGACTATTGCAAACACATCAGAGCAACAGTTTAAAGTTGAGTTTGAGTGTGAATTTTTAGGATCTGTTGATACTCTTATTTCACCAAGTAAATTAAGAACTCTGGTATATGATAGTCCCAAGACAAGAAGTGCTGGATTAGATGTATATAAAGAACCTAGAAAGAAACACGATTATGTAATAACAGTAGACGTTGCACGGGGAGTAGAAAAAGATTTCTCTGCATTTGTTGTTATAGATATTTCAAAGTTCCCTCATAGGGTAGTGGCAAAGTATAGGAATAATGAGATTAAACCTATGCTGTTTCCCAATATCATATATGATGTTGCGATGAAATATAATCAAGCATTTATTTTATGTGAAGTAAATGATATAGGAGACCAAGTAGCATCTATTATAAATTATGATTTAGAGTATGAAAATCTGTTGATGTGTTCTATGCGAGGTAGAGCAGGGCAAGTTGTAGGTCAGGGATTCTCTGGTAAGAAGACCCAACTTGGTGTTAAAATGTCCAAGACTGTGAAGAAAGTTGGATCTCTTAACCTTAAGGCTATTATTGAATCTGATAAATTATTATTCAATGACTATGAAATATTAAGTGAACTTACAACTTTTATTCAGAAGAGTAATTCATTTGAAGCAGAAGATGGATGTAATGATGACCTTGCAATGTGTCTAGTCATATATGCATGGTTAGTTGCACAGGATTATTTTAAAGAATTAACTGATCAGGATGTAAGAAAAAGACTATATGATGAACAGAAAAATCAGATAGAACAAGATATGGCACCCTTTGGTTTTATGTCTGATGGGTTAGAAGATCAAGAAAGTTTTACTGATAATGAAGGTAATAGATGGCACACAGACGAGTATGGTGACAAAGGTGGTGGTATGGATTATATGTGGGAGTATATGTAAACACCCAAAACAATAAATAATTTTTAGATAAATCTGAGAATCGGAGAAAAAAAGCATGGCTACTCCTCAATTATCTCCTGGAGTATTAACCAGGGAGGTTGACTTAACAGTAGGAAGAGCTGATAATGTATTGGATAACATCGGTGCAATAGCAGGTCCATTCCGCATTGGACCTATCGACGACCCAATTGATATTTCTACAGAAGAAGCACTTATAGGCACATACGGTAAGCCTCTGTCAACCGATGCTCAGTATGAGTATTGGATGAGTGCGGCATCTTACCTTTCCTATGGGGGAGTTTTAAAAGTTGTTAGGACAGATAATACTAACTTAAACAGTGCAAACGCTGGTGTTGGTGTTGCTTCAGACACAACACTGAAGATTAAGAACTACGATGACTATCAAGCTAGTTACACATCTTCTGCTGATTTTGCATATGCCGCAAAGAACCCTGGTTCTTGGGCAAATGGTTTAAAGGTCTGCTCAATTGATGACCTTGCCGACCAAACAATCGGTATTACCACTACTAGTCTTGGTGACTATGGTGCTAAGATTGGATATGGTATTACATCTGCACTTATTGATCAAGTTATACCTGGTGCTGGTACTACATCCACATTCAATGGATACCTAAAAGGAATTATTACAGGTGTTTCTACAGACGCAGTTAACAGTGCTTCTAAGATTCACGTTAAAGTTGTTTCTCGTGTAACTGGTGCTGCTGGTACAACTGGAAATTATGCTGAAACAAAGATTGACTATAAAGAGTCAACTACATATGCATCATTCAATGCATCTGATACTGTTTGGTTCGTAGATAACGTTGGTTTTAATACTGGTGCTCCAAATGCTACTAACACTGCAGTTTCTG